ATCGGACATATTGATAGTAATTTGATCTGTCCAATCTACTGGTGGCAATATACTATATGAATCAGGAACAATGTCTTTGGTATACCAATTCCAAAACTGCTTACATTGATCTAGGTACATGTTTAGCCAGGAATGATCTCTTTCTACTCTTCTGTATTCAAACCTGCAATGTACACCGAATAAAACAGCAACATAACAATAGTCCTTTGCAGAAGTATGCATATGATGCTGGCACTGTGGGCCATACAAATCACATATTTCATCCATAGACATGAAGCCAGAATGAAACTTTGCCTCTACTGGTATGCCATCAGAAGCTACTGCGTCATAAGTAGAATGAATAGGAACATTATGGTAGTCAAGTGTACGACCAGAGCCTCTCATACCTATCTTTATCTTAGCTGTAGATGCAAATGTATCCAATATGTATGACTCAAGATAAGAACCAGTATCCATAAGAAACTGTGTTTGTTTAGTAAACAATCTTTTTTGTTCACCTTTCTTTTCTGAGATAAGTTTTGCCCATGCATCATGCGAACCATCGGCAATAATTTTAGCTTCAGATGAACCAATAAAATTTTTACGTTCACTAAGCTGCTTCTGTGTCAGTACCATTTCTTTTTCCCTCCTGATATTGTTTATCTAAATCATTTGATAGCCAGTCTTCTTGTGCATAAGGACTGTTTCTGCCTTCCCAAGATAGCTTAGCTACCTCAAGAAACTTTGCTCTATCAAATCTTGAATTTTTAGATTTGGCTTTTACTTTGTTAGCAAACTCTTCCATGTCTGATGGATAGATCATGGGAGCAATTTCAGTTGCAAGCCATTTGAATAAATCTTTTTTGAACATGTTGCACCTCGTTCTGTTAGTTAATGACAACTCCTATTATATCAACCAATCCCACATCCAATACCTTTTGAGTTTTGTCTGATGATCTTGGTACTAAATAAGGAGTTCTGTATTCCATCAATATTATTTTATTTTTATAATTGACTAGAACACAATCACCTAGCCTTGGCTTTTTTAAAGAATCTACAGTAATTAAATTACCTACAAAATAACCAGCAAGATCCATTGTTTTTGAATCTATAGGTATAGTGTAGACGTTTTGCATACTGCTCCTCCAAGAACCATTAAGAATAATCCATCATGTCTATAAGTCAAGCCCTATTGCCTTATTATATTATCTGAAGTACATTACATGCAGAGGTGTGCAATGACAAAAGAACAAGAATGGATTGATAACTTAATCAAGCAATTTACAGCAAGACGTTATGAGCTTGAAATATCACAAAATGAACTAGACCATATTATTGGTTGTGCCACAGGACTTGTTGCTAAGTGGGAAACTGGGAACAGAAAGCCAACAGCATTTAATTTGTATTGTTGGGCTGAGGCCTTAAACTGTAAAATTAATGTGGAGGCGATAAATGATAATTGCAGGAATTGACCCTGGGCTAAAAGGTGGAATAGCTTTTATAAAGAATGTAAGCTATGACCTTTATGCTGAAGAAGCACCTGTTTATGAGTTGAAAACAAAGACAAAAACAAAAAGATATCTAGATATGTGGACATTAATGACTCTACTTGAAGAGCATGAGCCAGATCATGTCTATATAGAAAAACAACAACCAATGCCAAGACAAGGTTTAGTAAGTACATTTGCCACTGGTGTAGGTTATGGTTGTTATTTAGGATTGTTAGTGGCTGGTGGCTACAGTTATACAGAAGTTAGACCTCAAATATGGAAGAAGGATCTAAGCTGCACAGCTGATAAAGACCAGACAAGGATGAGAGCATCAGAACTCATGCCCAAATATAGCCATTTATGGCAAAAGCGAAGCCAAGATGGTATCGCAGAAGCCAGTTTGATAGCCTATTGGGGTATGAGATACTCCATTGGAAGGTTTAGAGAAGCCTAAGTGAACTTAATGTCAGCTTACAAGGCTCTCTAATTCTTCAAATTATTTTACAGTCTCAAGAAACTGAATAGGATCAAATACAGCACCATCTTTGAATGAAGCAAGTATCTTATCCATAACCATTTTCTTGTTGTCTGTAGGCAACAGATCACACTTAATCTTGCTGGCCAACAAACGTAGCTGAGTTATCTTGTATTTGTTGAGCCATTCTTCTGTTGGTTGAAACCAGTTTTTGGCAAGAGTCGTACCATATATGTTTTTCTGTGCCGAAAAAATCTGGCTCTGATCCATAGAGGCAACAATCCCTTTATAAAGTATAGCAATGAGATCAGACTCTGTTTTAGTAAGAAAATATTGAAGGCTAGTACGTTTGCCTTCTTTACAAAAGACAGCAAGGTCTGAACTAATTTTATCAAAGTAGTCATTATAAGAATCCTCTAATGTTTGTGTGTGAAATGATACATTTGTGTATCTTTTAGTTTCATCAATTACTCTAATAAGCTGATTACAAAACGTAGCTAAAACATAATGCTTTGAATCAGTTACAAGATGCTTGAATGATTGCTGATCCCAAAACTTCTGACGAAGTACATCTTCATACATAGAATTGGTAAGTTCTCTTTGAGGATTAGACATATCAGCTAGTGTAAGCTCTGGTATCTCACCATTTTCAATAGCTTCTAATTCCTTTTTGGACATTTCTATTTTGCTTTTGTATTTCTGTACCCACATATCACCACGTTCAGGCATATATGATATGATTACTTGAATGTCTTTTGGGTCTAGATCATTAAGTTCATTGGCATACACAGGAACTAAATTCTTAATCATGCCTTGTTTTTCCGATGGATGTGAGTCAATAACTACACAGCTTTTGTATTTTTTATCCAATGCTTTGGCTTTTTCATCGACATATTGTTTTTGTAATTCCATAAGCTTCGGCACATCAGACACATACTGATTTTCAGAAAATAAATCACCAGTGAACTCAATGCTTTTATATAGCTTGTGGTTCTTTGGTATGATTACATCTTCTCTTAGAACTTTGATATTACCAATCATTCTTTCAATGTAGTTGTAGTTGAAGTCACCACCACAGTCTTTGTATATATCATCTTGGTTTTTGTGATTGACTCTAGTAAATAACTGAGCAACACCAAGACCAAACTCTTTGTTTCTGAAAGCTTCTTTGACTGTGGGCGATAACTCAGACAAGGCTACACGTTGCATAACCCATTTTCTAGTTTGACCCCAGCTGGCAGCTAATGTGTCAAAGTCATGCTCACCATCTTGAACGATCTGCCATATGGCATCAGCTTCATCAAGTGGATGCATGCCTTCTCTCATCATGTTAGCCATAGCACCTATTTCTGTTGCACCTTCTTCAATGACTTTACAGTCGACCATGAAGTCGGACTTGGTGCCGTGTATCTCACATAAAGCTTGGAAACGTCTATGACCATCTACAACCCAGTAACCAGTGCCATTTTTCTGTACAACAAGATTGTGCAGTAAATCCCTGGACTTGATTGAGGCGATAAGTTTGTCAAGATTGTCAGCTTGTACTTTTCTAACATTTTTTGGATTAGGTTTTAGTTGATTTAAAGCAATTTGCATTATAAACTCCTTTGGTTGACGTTAACAGGAGAGGGTTTTGTAATGTTTCCCCTCTCCTTTTTAAATTACTTTGAAGCCACTACTTTTGGCTTATTTGCAGATTTATTTATCAAATCTTTTAGCCCTTTCTGGGCATGAGTCATTACACTGACATCTTCACCAGACATAGACACAGTTATTTCATTAAGTGATTCATAAGTTTGAAAATCATTCATATTAGCTGATTTACAATATTTTCTTACTTCTTCTATTTCTTCTAAAGTCATATTATTAATATTATCATCAGTCATATAGATATGTTCTCTTCTTATTTCTTGAACATTTATCTCTGGGTCAAAGAACATACCAGCAAAGTCCATAATCTTTTTATGGTTATCTGATGAAACTTTAAAACTTAGGTCTCCTAATTTTAATTTGATAAACATTTATTTCTCCATAATTTTATCGGTTATATATTTAGATGTGAAAGCCACTGCAATCCATAAAGGAGCTGCAATGGTTGAAACCACCAGTGTTGGATTGATGCCCATACCAAGCAACAATACTAAAATGAATATTGTTGAGGCGATATGCACAGTACAAAACCAACCAAGCCAGTTGGCTTTTCTTGATAGAGGTTTGATTCTTTTTAGTTTATCCCACATTATGCAACTATCCTTCCATTTGCCATTGCTTCATTTTGATATTCGCTAATTGTACTTTTAGCTATAAAATGCCTGTCACGTTCAATACCTAATGCACCACCAAGTAATTTGATACCTTGTAGTTCGGGCAAATAGACGTATCCTAGCTCTGGAAATCCATGACCTAAGTCACATAGTCCGAACATCATTTCATCTCTGTCCATCTCTGTAATGAGCCACGTTGCACCACCTATGGGGTTAAATAGCTTCACAACAGGTCTGAAGTCTATACTACCATCTTTTTTCTCAGCTTCTTTCTGAAGTTCATGGTTTCTGATTAGTCTTTGTCTAATTTCTTTAGTTAATAATTGCATTTTTGTCCTCCTGATGTCGTTTTAATGCTTCTTCTTCATGTAAATTAGCTATACCATCGGCAATACTTTGCTCTTTGATTAGCCTTTCTTCTTCTTCTTGCTCAAGTTGGAGCTGTTCTCTCCAGTCTTTAGACTCCATATTTACCTCCTAGTTTATCCATTAAAAACTCTATATTTTTTTTGGCTTTCATTAAATCTTCCAAACCATTTTTATCTTTGTATCTAAGTATGTATTTTATTATATTGCCTTGGCACCAATCTAAATCATTGGCTATGATAAAATCCTTTGGCTCTATTTTGTATTTTGAATAATGTTGAGGCGAGATTCTATTATCTGCTGAATATATTGTATAGTCTTCCATGATACACCCTTATAAAAATGGAAGTAGGCAGTTATAAAAACCACCTACCTCCTTTCCGTCTATGCCAATTAAAACGGAATATCGTCATCAGCTAAAGCATCTACCTTTGGTGAAGCAGTAGCCTCTCCGTTAGTCGAATCTTTACTGTTGAGAAGTCTGAATGTAGAAGATACACCAGCTAACTTAATTTTGAAAGCAGTCATCTTTTGACCATCCTTCTCATATGTTTCAACAATAGGAAAACCCTGTACGAATACAGTTGTTCCTTGCTTTGCATATTTCTCAATGACGTTGGTTACAAGACCTGAACCATTGCTGCCATCCCAAGCTTCTACTCTGTACCAGTGAGTAACTTCTTTTTTCTCACCAGACTTTGTCTTGTAGTTCTCGTTGACTGCAATGGAAAAGTTAGCAACTTTAGTGCCATTTACGTCTTTTATTTCAGGTTGTTGACCAATGTTACCTGAGACCATGATTTGTGCTAAGTTCATCTGTTTCTCCTTTACGTTAAGATGATTGTTGAAAATGGGATCTAGCAATCCCAATGCAAATAACCCTTGGCTTTTTTTAAACCAAAGGCTATTCACATAATAAAGTTTGAGAGGATTAGGGGCATCACCTCTCTGTTGCAGATACCATCTTGTCGACCAGATTCTGCATCAACGTGCCTAAACTTCGCTGATTAGGGATAGGCTGTAAACCATTACTGCCTTGGAAGTTTTGTCCCAAACATGACACTATTAAGATTATCTGGGGGGAACATTTACCCATCTAACCTTAAACCCTTCTCTCCTTGGCTTTTCATAGCCTATAGTTTTCTTGAGAATAAATAGTACGATGGAGATGATTGCACCACCTAATATAGCTGCCATCATACCAGCAAATGTACCAGCAAACATAACTATCAAAGCGATTGAGGCACCAATATCAACCAGTATATCAAAGCATAAAACCTTTTTGATATTTAGTTTGGCTAACATAAATAATATAGCTACAGCTGATGCGATACCAGCAATGAGATAGAAAAACATTTTAACCTCCGTTTAATACCAACATTCATAAACTACTTCCATACCATCCTCTATGGCTTTTAAACCCTCTTTACAGAATTTAATATCTTGGTTATGATATTCTTTTGCTGATTCATCCTGAAATTCATGACCATAAAAGAAGCCACCATCAGATTTAGGTAAATTATTCTTTTCTAATGCATCAAGAAGTTCTTGTAGCATCTCTTTAGTAAGAACTAGCTCTTTACAGTTAAACTCATCTGCACGACCTAGTTTATTGTACCAAATATCTTCCATAAACTCTTGTAGCCTGGAATGTTTTCTCCAGTAAAAATCAGCTTCACCAGTTTTTTCTCTAAAAGTAGCATATTGATCTAAACCCATGTTAACCTCCTAGTTTTATAATTAATAAATTTGGCTTTAACCCCTTCTGAGGCGAAACTAGGGGTCAGGGATTAGCCTGGGAGTTTCAGCCTTATAGATCTTAGGGAGATCAAAGAGGGAAAGTCTTTGACGATTTTAGAGGGTCGATCCCTCTATAAATCGTGTAGGTTTTTTATATAGTTTTCGATATAGTGGAATAAGATCATATCTGATTATGTGCAATACACCACCAACACCAGATAAAAGAGCTACAACCATTAATGCACAAAAGGCAAATGGAAAGAAAGCCAAGATTAGTAGATTAGATAAAAGTATTTTCATTATATGCTCCAATAGGTTGTTTGATGCAAGGGAGGTTATAAACCAATTACAGGATTGACCTTGCACCATAGGGGATTATTTATTGCTCAAGATCTTCAGGCATTTCGATGATGCCGTCTTGATTACTTATGTCAAGCATAAGTTCTTCATGAGCATGTTTGATTGGATAAACATTAGATCTATGAGATTGTAGATCATCATATACATCACGATTGTTAACAAGAGTATCAAGAGTCATTTTCTCATTA